TCCCTGGTGATGATCGCACTTAGAGCTGAAAGCTGGTCGTTCAGAGCCTTGAGCTCTTGGTCAGCGCTCTGAAATCGCTTGCCCTCGCCGCTCTTGCGTTCGATTTCACGCCGCTGCGACGCCGCCTCCGTCTGCCTGCGCAACGCAGATTGCTGCTCGAGCAGCATTTTCAGGTTGGAAACAGCCTCGTTCGTGTCTGCCCCTTGCCCAGCCTGCGAGGTGCTTGCTGTAACTGCCCCAGCACCACCCAGCACCTTCGCCAGAGTTGGAGCTGCGGAAGCCGCGCGAGATAGTGCTGGGCCAGCCATAGGAACGGCGGATAGAGCGGCCTGCATGGCAGCTTGCTTTCCGAAGTCCTGAAGCGACCCGGCGAGCGTCACATCTGGATTGAACCCAGCATCCACCAAAGCCTGGCGCTTCCGGGCGCGCTTGACCATCTCCAGCACCGGGTCGGGCTCGGCGCCACCTGAAGTGGACGGCATGCCACCTGTGTCGGTTAGGATATCAAGCAGTGGATCAGCCATGGCTTCCGCCGTTGTGATGGGGTAGGGTGGACGTGGCCCAGATGCTGCGGTAGCGAATGCAGCCTGGCATCGATGGGCACCGTTGAAACGCCACGCTATCGGCGCTGGGCCGACCGCCGCCCTCATCAACGGTGCAATCTGGGCCGCTACTTCTTTGCCGCCTCGTCGCGGCCTGCTTGACCAGCGAATGCTGTTTCAAACGCAACAGCCCAGTCACTTGCAACCGTATTGATTTTGCGCACGGTGTTGGCGCCGTAGGTTCGCCGCACCTGCCGCAGGAACTCGCGCTGCTCATTCTGATCCGTCGTGAGCAGCTTCTGGGCTAGGTAGCGGGCGCGCTCACCCTTGATCGCTGACATCCGCTCCAAGGCATCAGCCAGCGACGCCGCCGCAGCCTGGACCGCTCCAGTGGAGTTGCCAATGTAGCGCGAAACTCGCGCCAGCCGCCCGATGTCAACGGCGTCTACGGCCTTCTCCGCCGTAGATGAGTTGCCGAGAACCTTCCTCGACGTGTCGGAGATGCGGGTTTCGCGCTTGAGAAGTTCGGTCAGCTTTTCTCGATTGCCGCCAGGGAACCGCTCAGACGCCCCCGCCACGGGCGGGAGGATGAGCCGGAGGTCGTCAGCCGTGTTTGGCTTTCTGAGTTCGCCCGTGAAGTCCGTTGTCGGCCCAGCCGCCTTGCCGCCCATGCCCTGCTTTGTCGTATGCAGCCAAGCCGCCCGAGCCGCGCTCTTCTCGGCCTCCGACATGGACCGCCATATCTTCGGTGTGATCTGCTCATTGCCGGCGGCAAAATCTTGGCCGAGCTTCGCGGCATTGATCACCTCAGAACGGGTCGCGAACTTGTCCAGCGCCGTGCGATATGCCTTGTTGACGGATGACCCATCGGCGGCTGTAAACACCCCATCCATGATGTCATGCTTCAACCCGGTCAAAAGTCGCCGAAGATTGCCGGCCTCCTGCACTTGGCTGCTGGCGATCAGATCATCCAGCGCCATCTTTGCGTTGTGAACGCGGCTGATGTTATCGACAGGGAACATGCCCTTGCCGCCTTCGCCAGCGGTGCCATGCTGGTCGAAATAGCGGACGGCCTTCCTCAATATCTCGGCTTGGCCTGGGTCGGCCATGTCGGCGGCTTTGAGGTTGTACGTCTCCAGGGTCTTACTCAGGTCGAACGGTTGAGATGCTTTGCGAGCGGCGTCGAACAGCACGTCGGCCTCTGAGCCGCGCTTGGCTACCAGCTTCTCCAGCTTGTCGGCCAACGCCTCATCCGACACGCGCAAGGCAAGCCGCATCTGCTCGCCAAGGCGGCCATACTGCCCGCCAGCTTCGGCGCCCTTGGTGAAGTCGATCTCGCCAGACTGCCTCTTGGACAGAAAGGGCTCAATGATGTCGTCGGCCTCGCCGCCAACCTTTACGCCACGAAGCACCCGCTGGGTGACTGGCGCCACGTCGGCAATCGTCTCAGGCAGAGGCGCAGTCTTGTTGCCTATTTCCGTTTGCAGGGACTTCAGGCGCTTAATGATTTCAGATTCCGGCTTCCCCTCCGCTAGCATTCTGCTTGCGAGCTGGTGTGGGGTCTCTCCGGTGTGAAATTGAGCGGCCTTCCGGCCGGTAGCCAGGTCTCCTGCTATGCCAGCCTCGGTCATGCCTTGCGACCGAAGCTTGTCCGCAAGGTACAGTTGGGCGGCCTTCTCTTTGTTGCCTACGGCCTGCACTGTCGTGTCGGCACGCTGCAACGTATTGCCCAACACGCGGCCAGCCACGGGGATCATGGGTGCGATGACGGCGCCAACCTTTCCGCCCTCATGCGCGCTCGACATCCAATCTCTTGGGTCATCGCTTTCCGCCGCGCCCACGCCACCGACGGCGCCAAACCCGTATCCAACCGGAACGGCGCGAGCCGCCTTGCCAGCAAGGCTTGCGCCGCCGGCTACAAATTTCGCCGCGCCCATTCCTGGCACTGCGAATCCACCAGCGAGTTCGGCAGCAAACGCCGTCTTGGGGTTCTGTTTTCGGAAGCGATCTACTGCGTCGCGCTCTTCGTTCCTCAAGTCTTCATATTTTTTGCCGGACATGAGCGACCGCACCCCTGCGATCAGCTCATCTCCAAATCCAAACAGCGCACCTTGACCGCCAGCCGTCCGCGCTAGGTCAAGCGCCCACGAGCCCCAGTCATCGTATTTCTTGTTTGCTCCCTCGCCACCAAGGTCAGAAAAAGTCGCCCCCGGCCGCGACGGAGTCTCATTGTTGACTGTGGCCGCGCCTTTGGAGCCAAGGTCGTCGAAGCGCATGGCCATCAGAATGCCGTGCCTTTCCGCAGCTTCTCAACGGACTGCATGGCTTGCTCGAGCGCTGCCGTGCCGAACTCCATTTCGAAGTTGGCCAGAGTTTCAGGGCTCGCATCCTTGGCCAGCCGCGTCAGGGCTGTGCGCTGGTCACTACGAGGCAACGCCGAGAAATCGCGTTTCCCAGGCTGGGGAGCGCGCGGCGCGGCGTCGGCCGGAGTGCCTGCCGGGACATTAGGTGGTGCTGTCCCTGGCGCAGCGCCTTGCGCGGATGGCCGACCATAGCCAGCCACATCGAGCTGCGGGAACCTCTGTCGAGCTGCCTGCGACCTGGCAAGCTGGCGATGCAGGCCAGTCTCTATGATGCGCAGGTTATTCTCGAACTCAGCCCGATTGCGCGACTTGGAGAGGTTGGACACCGCCTCCTCGACCCTACGCCCTTCCGCATCCGAGGCGGAGCCGAGACCTTTCAGGAATGCCTGAGTCCCCCCGAGCGACAGCGTTTGCTGTAGCCTGTTGATCTTCGCATTGAGTTCTGGGTTGCCGGGCGCCATCGGGACGCGACCCAGCGTGCTTTGGTAGAGCGGATTGCCAACCCACTGTCCGATTGCACCATCAAGCCCTGGGGCCTTGGAGATGGCCTTCAGCTCATTCACGGCGCCCATCATGTCACCGGCAGCGTCTCCGGCCTGGATGTATTTGACGGCTATCTCGGCCGTTTCGTTGGCGATCTTCTTGGTGAGGGCATCCTCGCGCTCTTTCGGATTTCCAGACAGCGTTTTCACTACGTTGCCGGCGCGATCCTTGATGATGTGCAGTCCGCCCTCTGGGATGGTGACGGAATCAAACTTGGGCGTCTCTAGCTCGCGCTTCTTCAGGTCGCGCTCATAGCCAAGCATTTCATGCTTGAGCTTGCCCATCTGGCTCTGCGCCTCAAGCTCACCCTGTAGAGCATTTCCCGCAAGCTTTCCGGCAAGGTCCCTTGTCCATGGGTTTCCAGCCATGGAGGCGATGGCAGACTTCGGATCACCACCCTGTAGCGCTGCAGCAAGGGATTGAGTCGCTGCCGCTTGGCCGGAACTCTCGCCCGTTTTTGCTTGATGAAGCTGATACCCACCAAGCCCCCCCTGCGCCATGCGTGCGAGGCCCTGCAACCAGTGCCCAACTGGGGAGGCATCACTTCCCAACTGCGCATTGCGCATGCCCATGCGCCGATTTAGCTCGACCTCCTCTGGGGTCATTCCGTCGTAGGTGGTCATGGGCGTTGATCCAGGCTTGGGCCCACCGAGGGCCATGAGTGGCGACTTCGTGCCGTGGGTAGCGGCGTCCATGCCATCTGGAGGCTGGGGACTCGACGGCGCGCTCTGGCCACCGAAACGCGCCACCTTGTCTTGCCAAAGCTTCCAGAACTCGCCGCTTGGTAGATTATCGACCGACCCGTATTTGGCCTTCACATCATTGGGGACGTTGCCCCAAATCGCTTGCCTTGCCCACCCAGGCCCCCTGCGCTGGCCCTCTGGAGTCGAAAGCATGCTCTGCCAGGCGGGCTGGCTTGGGTTGTTCCAATGTGCGGGTGCCCCCGCGACGCCCTGCTGGTGGATGAAATAAATCTCGGCAGCGGTTGGCTGCCTGCCGTATTTGGCAGAGAATTCATCTCTCTCTCGGCGAAGCTTAGCGGCGGCGGCGAACGTGTTGGCCCGAGGGTCAAAGATATTGCCCTGCCCGCCGTGCTTTCCGAACTCGTCGTCCGAAAGCTGGAACAGCCCCTTGTAGGAGCCAGTTCGGACGTTCGGATTGAAGCCGCTCTCGATGCGGGCAAACGTCGAGAGCCAGTCGGGCTCTAACCCGTGCTGCTTGGCAGCCTCGTCAAAAAGCCCCGTGAAGGGATTGGCCATGGTTAAGCCAGAACGTCCGTCAGGCGCTTGTAATCAACATGCTTCAGCCCGCCAATCTCCGTGACGGCATCCGGCACAACCCGCTCTGCCTCTTGCGCCATGACGCCGACCTCAGTGCGCGGGCTGCCAGCATAGCGGTAGCTGTAAATCGGCAACCCGCTATCAAGTGCTCCAACTTTCTTAATGTCGCGCTTGGCGCGTGCATCAGAGAGCATCAGAGGCAATCCGTATTGTAGCGCAGTGCCACCAAGGGCGGCCATGCCGCCCATCCCGGCATTATACTGGGCCATCTGCTGTTTGTATTGGTCCATTTGGCTATTGTACTGGTTCTGATAGGCGCCCATCACATCCAAGCCGGGTATGCCGACGCTGTTGAATGACGACACGCCAGGGGAGGTTGCGATTGCCGGCATGCCAGACAGCCCCAACTGCGCCATGCGCGCCGCATCCTGGCTGCCAAGTCCTGCGAGGCCATACTTCTGATTCCAGTCCTGCTGGCCAACGCCAAGGCCGGCGCTTAGCATTCCCGCGCCCTCCTGGTAAGCCTGCCCTCGTGCGCCTAGTGCCTGGTTATAGAGCTGGTTCTGCACTCCCGCCGTTGCGTTGCCAACCGCATAATCGCCGGCAACCTTCTGGTCGCGCATGGCGCCTTTATACGCATCGGAGCTTGGATCGAGCCCTTGGTTGCGGAGCTTGTTGTCAAGCGCATCCCGTTGCTCGCCTTGCGTCAGGCGCATGTACTCAGTGGCGCGATCTGCCCCCTGCTGCCAATCCGGCGCAACGAACGGAGACTGAGACATGCCGTAGAGGTTTCCAGCCCCAGCATGCAACAATCCTGTCGGGTCCGTCAGGGACGGGTCGAGATTAGAGGAATTGCCGAGCGCGCTAAGGCCGCCTTGATATGCGGCGCTGCCCATGCCCCACATCTGATCGCGCTTGGCCAACTCATCGGGGTTGAGCGTGGTGGACTGACTGAACGACCCATCCGGGTTTTGGCTCCAAGTGACAGAGCCGAACGGGCCGTACTGGTTGGGCCGGTTCGTCGTTATGTCCTGCGCAACCTTCTCCTGGTTGGCAGTGTCCTGCTTTTGCAGGTTCCCAGCCGCATCGAACGGCGCCGGCGCTTTAGGCTGCTTGAATATGCCCATTTTCCTGCGTCTTTCTTGCTGACGGCTTTGCGAGCCACCTGCAGTCGTTGCGACGCATCACAAAGCGGATTGAATCTTTGTTGGGACCGAAGAAGTCAAGCGCTACGCCGTCGAACTTGAAGCCCCAGCGCGGCGTGTCCTTCTTCGATTTCCAGTTGGAGCGCTCGCACATGGTCTGCAACCGACCATAGCGAAGCACCTCGAAGATCAGATAGAAAACTTGACGCACTACATTGGGAGTTATCGTGGCTTCGCTATACACATGCAGGTCGGCCGTGTGCCGCGTGATCTCGCGCAGCAAAATACACCCGCGCATCTTGCCGCGCTCATCCACTAGGCCGAACGCATGCGTGGGCTGGCCTAGCACGTCGATGTCGAGGACGCGAGACGCCCATTGCGTTACGGGGCGATCCTGTCCGAGAACCAGCTTCATATGTGACCGCCAACCTCGGCCAGCAGCACAAACCCGTTGATCTGCATGGTCTGCTCTCGCGTGCCGTTGGACCCCCAGACGGTCGTGCCCCACGTAGCCGTACCCCAGAAGGAGCCCTCGGCATCCGTGCCAGTCCTGCCGACGAACTTGACGCTGGAAAACCGGCCCAGCGTTGGAACGGATGTCCAATCGGAGAGGTAGGTCAGCCCCCCACCCCATACATCCTCGTCCCACACGGCTACATCCCACAGAGCTCCGCCGGCCGTAGCGCCTGACGGCGTGGAGAGAGCGCTGGTCTCCGCAAAGTCCACGGATATGCCGACTGCGGGACGCGCATCGCCTGAGATCGTCACCAGCGGCTGCAGCATCGAGAAGCGCTTGAGGTTGCCGGCCGCGAACAGCGCCTGATAGGAGGTCTGACCGTAGGCAACGATCTCGTCATACTCGTCGGCGCCAGAGCGATCCGCCTCCATGACCGTTCCGGTATTCGTGCCGAAATACAGCTTGTCGTTGAACACAGCCCAGCAGTTGGCGTTATGCGCATCGAACTCGCACCACGCGCCCGTGATGGTGTTCATCACGAACTGCTTGGCGCTGTCGTTCTCGGCGACCGGGATGTTGAGGATCAACCTAGTCCCGCGCGGATAGACGCACAGTTCCCAGCCGAAGTTGTCCTTGAAGTTCCGCGCCGCAATGTTCATGGCGTTGAGGATGCGCGTCGTTATTGCGGTTGCCGCAACCTGCGACGTGTCCGCTTTTGCGGTCGCCGCAAGCTGCAGCACGCCAGAGACAGTTATGAGAAGGGGCGATGTCCCGAAGCGGGTAAAGCACCGCCGCCCGATCGGTGCAGCAAGATCGTACACCCCGATTAGACCCCAAGTCAGGGCGCTGGACGGGTCGGTGCCTTGGTAGACCGCCATCTGCCCCCTGGACGATATAAACACCGCGAGATCGTCAGGGCCAGACCCGGCGTCAACCGTCCAGGTGGCCATGGCGACGAGATAGCCGCCGAGATTGAAGTTTGAGCCGATCTGAAACGCAGTCGCCGCGCCAGAAATCGCCTCGGTCCCGAGATACCAGGCCTTGGTTGAGTCCTTCTCTACGAACCACAGGCGTTTTTTGTGCACGTTTACGTGGATCAAATCGGACGATGTTGCGCCGGTAATGGACGGCGCCGTCCAGGATGTGCCGTCGTAGTTGCGAACGGTGTCCGTGCCATTGCAGAGGACCAGAAAGGCCCCCGCGGCCGTTGTCATGTTGGTGTGCTGCCAACGGTCTTCGGACAGACCTGTGACAACCGAGGTTCCAGCCGTGCTGGATGAGGACACGTCATAGATGACGCCGCCGCCAGCCGCAAACATCTTGCTCGATGTCGGGCCGTTCCAGACCATCAGGGACTCGATCGACGTGGTCGTGGTCCCTACGCTGAAGGCATGCCGTTGGAAGCCTCGGCGCACCTCGAGATAGCCTGGCTGGGGGAACCAGTTCCTCAATTGCACGGCGCGAAGCGGCTTCATCGCGGCAAGCGCCGTCGATGCGTCCCACCCCTCTGTAGGTGCAGGGACAGTTGCCGCCTGGACGACAGCCTTGCGATTGGCGTTGTTGCGAAGGGGCGCAAGCATGCGTTAGCGTATCCCGTACAGGGACCAGGTTCCTGCATCGAAATTGCCGGACCCATTCCAGAGCAACTGGAGCGCATTTATCCTGTCGGTGCTGCCGATGTAGGTCACGTGGTTCTGGACCTCGGTGCCGTTATTTATGCGCGTCTTTGTCTGGGGATGCGACGAGCCTTGGTAATTGTGGATTACGACCGTGCCGGCAAAAGTCCCCGCCGCAGCCACGGCGCCAGACGCAATCAACGACGACGCGGTGTGGGCAGCGACAGAGGTCCCGACCAGACTGAAACCCACATAATTGGCAGCCGTCGAGTCGTAGGTCGAGCCATTGTCCGTGCTTACGCGCAGTAGCAGCTCGCGGGTCGCCGTGTCGCTGCTCAGACCCGAGAACTGCAACACCAGATAGTTATAATCTCTTGGAATGTCGGTCACCACCGACGTCGCCACGGCGCTAGGTGTCGCGGTTGCGATCAACTGCTTGCGCAGCGTGTTGTTGGTACCGGACGACGAGGCGTCGATGAACGTCTGCCCGTCGGTGTGCAGTTGGATGATCTTGTGGCGGTCTACGTGGCATGTGCCAGTGCCGTTGTTGAAGATGACCGCGTAGTCGTTAGTGTCGGCGATGGTTGGGCCGACGAAGATTGCCGCGCAGTCGTCAACCAGAATGCCGGCGAGCAAGGTGTTGCTGCCGCCCGATGCGTCCCTGACGGTGTTGTGATGGATGAAGCCGCGCGAGCATGTGTCTGCGTGGATTCCGAACGTCGCGCCGGTTGCGCTGCCGTCACCATAGAGCAAATTATTTGCCACCACGATGTCGGTGACGTGGTCGAGCAGTATGCCCTTCAGGTAGAACTCGACGTGGTTGGCGAGCACATGATACTGAGGCGGGGCATAGCTTGACACGTAGTCCGAGACGGCGTTGACGCCATAGTTGACGTGCACCAGGGAATTACCCTCTATGCTGATGCCTTCGGCGCCGACCGTGGATGTGCTGCGGATATAGATGGCGCTGTCGTAGTAGAAGATGGCGTTGTCTTCGATCGTCTGGATGACGGCTAGCGCTCCGGCCGCAAAGTACACCCCGGCGGGAACGCGCGTGCCGAACTGGGCCGATGTGCTGCCGGAAGCCCCGACAATGTAGTTGTGTGCGATGTAGGTAACGGATGGGTTAGTGCAGTGAATGCCGTAACCCCACCAATCCGTCGTGAAAATTACGCCGGCAATCAAGTTGTGTTCGAATATGAGGGTACGGTCGTTCGGATCATCCCAATCGATCACGATCGCCTTACGGCTGCTCGCCGCCTCGGTCGTTTGGTACGCCATCCCCTCACTGCGGAAAAACCGCGTGCCGGTGCAGGAGATGCCGTTGACGTCCGCGCGCCAGCGAATGATGCTTGAGAGCATCCCGTCGCCATGCAGGTGGACGTTAGCTGCGGTAACGTCCACCGCAGTGTCACAATGATAGAGCCCAGCCGGGAAATATACGGAGCCGCCGGTGCTGAGCGCGGACTCTATATAGCTTGTCAGATCGTCAGTGTTGCTGCCTGCGGCTATGCCGGCATGCTTAGCGGCCGGGATGAAATCTAGGGCAGAAACGGACTCTCTATCCAGTGTATCCAAATACTCATCTAGCTGCTTCGGATCGGACGCATCTCCAGCCGGGAAATGCACCATATTGATGGTGTACTGATCGGATGTCGGCATACTAGCTCACATCCCAACTGCCGTCCGGCCACCGAGGCTCACGCCTGCGGCGATAATCCATGGACCTGCCCATGTAGACGCTGCGCTTGCCGCCATCCCGTCCCACGGCAAGCATCAACTGCGCCTCGTAGGTACGGAACGGCTCGGAGTAGTCGAGGCCCTTGGCCTTTAGGAACCGCCACACGACACCAAGGCCCATCAGATCCTCGGGGAGAATGCCGACATCGGTATCCGCCGCCCATGCGGCCAGGGTTGGCGTTGTGCCGGCCGCAGTCGTGCACCACCACAGCGACACGTACTCATAAGCGTAGCTGTCGTCTGCGGTTGGCGTTGGCGCCAACAACATGGAATTGCCGCGGATGCGGTAGGCGTCAAATAGGACGCTCGCGATGCTGGCCTTGTACTGTTGCCACTCAGCGGCGTCCATCGGCCCCTCGACGCGGCGGTTTTGTGTGCGGTTGTAGAAAGTACCATTCAGGATGCGGTCGAAATCGCTGGGAATTGCGCTGGATTGCTCTTCCGTCGCCGTGGCCGTTATGGTCTTCTCTTTGGTAATGCGTTGCCAATTATGCCGCTTGGCAAGCTCCTTGCCCTCCTGATTGGCAAGGCCCAGTAACTGGCGTATCTGTTGGTCGCTGGAGCCGACGACGGACGACGGGCGAGCGATGCCCAGCGGGTCGCAGGAACCATGGATCATGGTGAGGAGAGACATGGATAATCCGATGAATGTTGCAACTCAAAGCGGAACCTAAGCCGCCTCGCGCTTGCGCCCCTTGATCTTCGCCATCGGACTGGCCTCTTCCATCTGCTCCCGCATCTCGCGCAACTGGGCGGCTAAATCCGCCTGCGCTTTCTGGAGGGCTGCATTCTGCTCCTTGAGGGCGATATTCTCTGCGCTGGATTGATCCAGTTCGCGAACCGCCTCGGCGATGTCCTTGGTGGCGAGGAACTTCTTGGCGCGGTCCCGATACATATGCATGTTCGGGTAAGGGATTTTCTGCAGCATCTGGTCGCCAACCAAGGTAAGGTCCTCGACGCTCATGATGCGGAACGGCTTGAGCAGTTCCACAACCTCACGCGGAACCCCCGGCCATACCGACAACGGGGTTCCGGTTACGATCTCCTCGCCGCCGCCGTTCTTCCAATTGTTGTAGAACGGCTCGAGCACCCGCCAGATGGCAGCCGCCTCGTCATCGGGCTCGGTTGCCTTCTTTGCGCCCTTCTTGAGACGCTCGACGGAGTTGACGCAGGTGACGGGGATGGTCTGGCTGCCCGTCAGCTTCTTATGCCATTCCACCCATTCCTCGGCCCGGAGCTGGCCGGTGTCCTTAGATATCACCCTCCCGCCAACCTCGACGTACTCAAGGACTGGCTTGTACTTGATCCAGAATTTCATCGGGATAATCGCTGCGGTCGCCAACGTCCTGTCTGCATAAGGGTCTATCAGGGCTGACGGGTTAGGCATCACAGACATGGTTTTTCCTTCTGTTTGCGAAAAGGTATGATGGTGTCTCCTAGTACAGGCTTGCAATCGGCCCGAGGCCGGTCGTGAATGTGGTGGGAACGGTGATGGTGGCGTAACCGGCCTCGGTTGCGTAGACGAGCGACGTAATCTTGCCGGCCCCGAAGTCGCCGACGATATGGGTATTGATCCTGTGTCCCGTATTGTCGGCGATGACGCCAACCCAATAGGACGCTGGGCCAACGGCCGCATAAGGCGTGGCGAAGGGAATGCGGGTCGAATAGGCGTCATTGGTGTGGCCAGATACGTCCGTTGACGCAGACAGTGCCACGCGCGCCCCGGCGCTGTTGAACAGCATGACCTTGGCGTTTCCCTCGGTCGCAGTCCCCCAGAGCACGGAGACCCCCGTCACCGTGCAGTTGGCGGGGATGCGAACCTCCGCCACGTACAATTCGGTCACGACCACGGTCAGGTCAGTACCGTCCGTGCTTTGCGTGGCGCCAACGCCGCCCGTGTGGCAGCCACGGGCCGAATGCGTGAACCCGCCCGCAGCCCCAACACCACCAGTCGGCACGATCGCCGTGGTGAACGTCTGCGCCAGCGCCCAGGTGTTGGCGAGTCCAAGCGTGGCAACAGTCCCCGTTGTGGCGGGGAATGTCATCGTCGTGGCGTCCGTGCCGGCGAACGTCAGCGTGTTGCTGAATGTT